GTAAAAAGACCACAACGATGTAGGTAAAAAGACCACAACGATGTAGGTAAAAAGACCACAACGATGTAGGTAAAAAGACCACAACGATGTAGGTAAAAATATTATCTTAAAATCAGTTGTTCCGCTGACTGATTTTAAGATAACGATATGCTATCTTAATCGTGCTTGCGAGCCTGTGACCGGGCGACCAGATACTGAAGCGTTCGGGATTCTGGTGAAACGAACCGTTACGTGCCAAAAAGCCTTTTAATGTGACCTAAGTTTTAATGGTTAAAAATCAGGTCAGTGTGTACAGGATGCGAAAGTTTTCTGAGGGGTTGGCTCCCAAATTAATAAAGCCAGGCCGGGTGGATGGGGTATACCCGAAAATAAACCGCGACGATAACAGCAAGCACGATTAAACGCAGACATAAATAAATGCTAAGATGTAGCCGCCCATAGTGGGCACACTACGGTCTATGATAACCTTTTGTTAATAAACTATTGGAGTAAAAAAACATGAGCAACAATTTACCAGCAATACGCAAAACGATTACCGGTGCCGGAATGCAGGCAATGATTAAGCAGCGCATAGGTGAAAAGGCTGGGGTGTTCACCACTTCTCTGCTTGATTTGATCGGGGATAACACTTCCCTGCAAAACTGCGATATTAATATGATCATTAAAGAGGCAATCAAGGCCCCAGCCCTGGACCTGCCCATAAACAACAACCTTGGTTTCGCGTATATCATACCATACGGGAATAAGCCTCAATTTATCATGGGATACAAAGGGTTCATTCAACTGGCAATCCGAACTGGTCAGTACAAACACCTGAACGCCGACGCCGTGTATGATGGAGAAGAAATCATTGTTGATAAAATCCGTGGTACCATGGAAGTAACAGGAATACCAAAGTCCGAAAAAGTCGTCGGATACTTCGCATACATGGAGCTGATAAACGGCTTTGAAAAAGCTATTTTCTGGACCAAAGAGCAGGTCACGGCCCATGGAAAGAAATTTTCAAAAACATTCAACACCGGTCCATGGAAGTCTGACTTTGATGCAATGGCAAAAAAGACAATACTCAAAAGTCTTATAAGCAAATACGGCCCGCTTTCAATTGAAATGACCAGCGCACTAAGCTCTGATACAGCAGACTTCAAGGGGCACGACGCCATGGCACAGGAAGAAATATATACAAACGCAAAGGAGTACATCGACATCACGCCCGGGGACCAGGCCCCAAAGGGGGGGCCCGGGCCGGACGGTATGACCGAAGCTGAGAAATCCGAAGTACTGGCCCAGGAACGTGCCGACGCGGAAGAACAGATGCATGATGGGCCGGATTTTTAATTATTTATAATTCTAAACGTGCGCGATAGGGAGGCCACCCGAAAACCGGTTCCCTTACCCGGACCTCGCGCACACATACAGTAAGGAGCCTAAAGGAGGCTATGATGCATAACAAACTAAAGATTAAGCCAGGGCAAAGATACGGAAGATTAACCGTGTTATATGAAGTTGATAAATATGATCAAAGGCGACGTTGTTTGTGTAAATGCGACTGCGGGAACACTGTTACTGTTCGTATAGGATATTTAAAATCTGGCCATACAAAAAGCTGTGGTTGCCTTAGAGTATTATCTGGAAAATCTAAAAAGACTCATGGTTGTAGCAGAACAAAACTCTATATAGCGTGGGCATCTATGCTTAATAGATGCAGAAATAAAACAAATTCAAGTTTTAAAAATTATGGAGGAAGAGGTATTGAAGTTTGTCAGGAGTGGAGTGATTTTGAAGTTTTTAAAACTTGGGCAATATCAAGCGGTTATAAAACAGGCCTTTCTATTGAGCGTATAGATAACAATTCAGGTTACAACCCATCAAATTGCAAGTTTGCCGGAAGGCTTGAGCAGGCGAATAATAAGCGGAATGTTAAGCGGTATCTTTTCAATGGGCAACACCTCACGATATCAGAGTGGGCCAGAAAAACAGGGATAAACCATGGGACATTAGAAAGCAGAATTCGAGCTGGTTGGCCCATAAAAAAGGCTTTAACAATGAGAGTACGGACTAAAAAATGATTGAGTTCAAATCATATTTTTCAGGCAGCACAGGCAACTTTAATACCTGCACTGACGGGTTCACAACTATCGCTATTGACTTTGGTGTGCCATTCCGGCAGGCGCAAAAAGCCATTGATTACAAAGTCACGGCACTGGACGGAATTTTGTCTTCTCATCTCCATTTTGATCATTGTCAAGGAGTCCCAAAAGCTATAACGGCAGGAGTTAATTGTTACGCCACAGATGGTGTTTTTAAGCACTTAGGTGTTCACGAATCACACAGGGCGCACAAGATAGTGGAACTCAAGCAATTCAGAATAAATACACTGACAATTCTGCCTTTCCCATTGGAGCATGATGTTCCGAACGTAGGTTTTTTGATTCAAAGCGACCATGGCGGTAAGCTGGTCTACATTACAGACACTTTTTATTGCAAGTTCATTTTTAAAACTGTGGATATTATTGCCATAGAGGCCAATTACCAAAAGTCGATCCTGGATGAAAATATAGCGTCTGGGCTTGTCCCTGGATCGCTCCGTAACCGGATTATCAAGAGCCACTTTGAAATCGAAAACGTTAAGGCGTTTCTGGGGGCCTGTGACCTCTCCCGATGCCGGGAGATTCATTTGATACATATCAGTAGCACGAACGGGGCACCGGCAGGCTTTGTTGATGAAATACGGGCCATGACAGGGATACCAACATACGCCAACGGTAAACGAAAGGAATTTTATTATGGAAAGTTTTAACGAAGATGCAGTTATGAAATTAAGGTCAGAAATTGAATTGACTTTTAGGGATTTCATGATTGATTCAGCGAAACCTACGGTTAAGGCAGAGGGAGTACAGAAAATGGATTGTTTGAAGATAGTAAAAAACTATCTCTATGAGAACGGTTTTGACGGCCTACAAAATGACGCTGAATGCGGGTGCGATATTCATGACCTTGTACCGTGTGGGAACGATTTTTCACGATGCAAGCCTGGTTATAAATTGGTTCCTCCGGAAGGAACAGACTGCGAATTTGATTTCTACATCTGCCAGAGCAAGGATGATAGACCGTGGGAGACTGAGTAAAGCTAACGTTTGAGCTAACCGGCACAGCGCAAGGAGGAAAAATAAAATGAAAGCGAATGCTGAACACTTTTTTAAGGCGTTTGAACATTGCCTGAAGTCTAAATTTAGCAGACAGCAGGCAATGGTAATGAGCCGTGGATTTTCGCGTAGAGGATTGGTTGATGCAAGCGAAGGGTGCAGCCATTACGCGCTGATGATGCTTGCAGGATAACGATTGAAGTAAGCGGGCGGCGCTGTTTGCAGTCCGCTTGGCTGACTGGTTATGATAACCAATTCACAAGGAGGATCTTATGGAAAAAGGAAAACTCAAAATAGAGGATTTGAAGCTACTTTATAACGCACAGCCTCTCTCGCAATATTTACACGAACCGCTATTCAAAACTCTGGATGGTGATGATGTATGGTGCGGAGATTCAGTCTCATTTTACATCCACGGGGAACACCTGCCCCATAATGGAACAATCAGCAACCTTAACGGGCTGAGAGTTGATTGCTTTAACACCTTTTTGAATAAATGGGAGTATTATGAACTTGAAGCATAACGCCAAGCTAAGCGGCCGCGCTGTTGCCGTGTCAAGCTTGAGCGTATTGTTATGTTATCTCAGGAGAGAAAAGATGAACGTATATATAACTTATGAAAAAGATGGATATGGCGGCGACCAGGTAGAACACGTGTTCCTTGATGAAGCCATGGCACAAGATTTTGTTATTGATAGCAGGTTCAAAGGCAATGCGTATTTTGATGGTATGCAAAAACATGAGCTGGAAGAACATGCTTCAGAATTAATAACTGAGCATGAGGTTGTTGAGTAACATAACGTGAAATTCATGGAGTAAAAACAGATGACAATGTATAAGAATTCACCCAACAAGGAGATATACAAATGAACATAAAAAAAGCAATATCAGCAGGGATCGTAGCGGCTATGATATCCGGGTCAGCAATGGCAGATACAGACTCAAAAAAGATATCATTTTGCACAGACCTGTCAAAGACGGCTGGCAAAATCATGAGCATGAGGCAACGAGGGTTCCCAATGTCAAAATTGATGGAAGTTTCACAAAAGCATGGAAATCTCTATGTGCATATTGTGAAAACTGCATACGCAACGCCGAGGCGCTACGCAGACGATAATATCCAAATAGAGATAGAAAATTTCGAGAATGATATATTTTCGGAGTGCCTAAAATATACACCAAACAAATGACATGAACCAGGCTCCCCAACACCTGGGCGGACCTCCTGAAAAAATGCCGCAGAACGCGCCTGCCGATCCGGTTTTTAAAAAAGAGCGGGTTGGGTTAAACACAATTAAAAAACAATGAATCTAAGATTTGACATAAAATCAGGGCAGATAGTAGACAAAGCAGCTCTTTGGAAATCAGTTAAGAGCTGCTTCGCAAACTTGTCAGGAGACGGACGGTATATCTGGAAGATGCCGGAAAAGGAAAGGCATATCCGGTCAATACAGCAAAATAAGTATTATTGGTCTGTTGTCTGCAAATTGATATCAGATCATACCGGATACACCAGAGACGAGATTCACCAGATACTTGCCGAACAGTTCTTGTCTTATGAAAAAGACGGCAGGTCGTTCGTTCAATCAACAACGAAGTTAAAGACGACAGAATTTGAAGCTTACATGGAAGATTGCCGGCGGTGGGCATCGGTTGAACTGCAAGTATATATCCCGCTCCCGAACGAAGACAATTCAAATTATTTTTATGAAATGAAGGATGGCAAATGATTCAGAAAACAAAGCCAATAAGAGACGAAAAGTACCTTGCCTGGATCCGGACTCAGCCGTGCGTTGTGTGCGGAGCAGGGCCATGCCAGGCAGCTCACCAGCGGTTGCTGTCTGGGAATATGGGATCGAAGCCGGACGATTACCATACGCTTCCGAATTGCCAAACCTGTCACAGGGAAGAACACAGTAAAGGCGTTGTGACTATGTGGAACGAGAGGTATTGGCGCAAGTTCAAAGATAAGCACGAACTCCGCGAGTTTTTGGGCTATCTGTGCAATCAATTCAAAGCCAGGTATGATAAGCTCTAAAAAAAGAAGCGCCGGGCGAATTGGCCAGGCCCGGCGCTTGGAGGATAACGATATGGAAAACAATGCGTAATATAACAGCGTTTTTAATTTGGCACAAGAGTTTTTTTACACGTTAAAAATCAGCGGCCAGCCACCGGACCATGGCTGAAACAACGCGCTTATTCTGGTCCGCTGGAGCTAATTGTTATGAAAATTTTGCATGTTGGATGTAGTCCACTGACAGGGGCAATCTTTGCCGGAAAAATTCTCAAAGACGGGCGAACATGGGCCGCAGGAAAAGAAGACGTGACTATTGAAGCACTTGTTGCGGTGGCACAGCATGTTGTCAATTTTGGTAAGCCGGTTGAAATAAGCCGAGCTGATGGCACCGGCGTCGAATACAGAATCACAGTCGAGCATGTAAAAGCATAACAAGAGTTTTTTTAATGCAGGCTTATATTTCCATGGAGTTAGCAAATGTCACAACAAATTACAAAAATACTTTGCATCGACCCTGGGCCGGTTTCCTCAGGTGTTGTAGTTTTCGATGGCACGACGGTCCTTGAATCTTACCCGGAATATGATAATGAAGATTTGCTTGAATCAATATGTTTTGAGGATTATTCGACAAATAGGATAGTTATAGAATGGATCAGTAGCTATGGTATGCCTGTTGGAAGGGATATTTTCGAGACATGCCTTTGGGTAGGTCGGTTTATAGAGAGATTCTATGGTCCGCATGAATTGATTTATCGCCGCGACGTAAAGCTTACTCTATGCAATAATATGAGGGCGAAAGATGCAAATATCAGGCAGGCTATCTTAGATCGTTTCCCCGCAACAGGTGGCGGGAAAACTCCTCAAATCGGGACTAAAAATAAGCCCGGGCCGTTATATGGAATATCAAAACATGCGTGGGCTGCGCTGGCTCTTGGGTTGACTTGGTTCGAGCAAAATAAAGGTATTGATGCATAATCTCTCTTAACTCAACGCCCATGCCGACTATTGGCATGGGTGTTTTTTTTGGGATAGGGTAGATAATTAGTTATCGTATTTAAATAATGGATGATGTTATGATAGATGTAAAAAAAGACAAAACAAAGGGTATGCGGGCTGTTAGAGAGATGAACAAAGCCCGTGTAAAAAAATATTGGATTAAAAACACTGATGCGACCGGGGTTGAGATTTCTAAGGCTTTAAATTTATCTCTTGTGACGGTTTATAATCACCTAAAAAAAATAAGATAATCTAATGCTTATAGATTTCTACAGGACAATAGCGACCATCGTTGAGGCTGACGTCTCAAGCAACGCAAAAGCTGTTATGGTGTGCTTAATGAATTACCAAAATCGAAAAACCGGTTATTGTTTCCCGTCAATAGCAACAATATCAGAAGGGGCGGGGATTGGTGTCACTTCAACAAAACGAGCGTTGTCAGAGTTGAAAAATAAAGGGCTTGTCACATGGGAGCCTAAAACACCACCAAGATGCAACGCAAAAGTCAATCATTACAACAACCTATTCATGTGGTCCAAATGCGACCACATGGCGGACCAGACCAGCGACCACATGGCGGACCAGACCAGCGACCAGACCAGCGACCAGACCAGCGACCAGACCAAATACGGCCACGAACCAATAGGAAATACCTTTAACCAAAAAGAAATAACTACCCCCCTACCCCCCAATGGGGAAAATGATCGCTTTGAAGAATTTTGGAATCTGTATTCGAAAAAGAAAGATAAGAAAAAATGTGAGCGGAAATGGAAGAAATTAAAACAGGCTGACAAGGAGAAGATTTTCGAAACTTTGCTTGGCTATATTTCTTCAACACCGGATTCACAGTTCAGGAAAAACCCATACACTTACCTCAACGGCGAGTGTTGGAATGATGAAATAATTCAAAGCAAAGGACAAGCTAATGGAAGAAACTACACAGGAGAAGACAATAGAGATCCAGTCATCCCGAACAACTTCCCAGAATGGGGAGACTGAAGACGTTATCGATCTTTTAATGAAAAAGCAAGCAGAGCTTGAAAAAAAACATCCTCACATTGCAAAAGCTTCTGAAGAAAAAAAAGCGAAAGCGATTGAAGAAGAAAAAAAGCTTAACGAAAAAGGTTTTTGTAAAAAACACGGTGAATACAATCTTTTTTTTAAAACAGGCTTTTTAGACAGAATAATTGGGCCATTCGATTGTCCTTTGTGTAAAAAAGAAAAAGAAGAATTAGACGCTGCCGAAAGGAAAGAAAGACAGCGGACAGAGAAAATGGAACTGGATTTTTTGCGGTCTGGAATACCAAAAAGATATGCAGGGAAGAAACTTGATGATATCGATTGTGAATACCATTCTGACCCCAAAAATATGGCACTTGCCAAAAAGACTGTTAGGATCGTTTCAAAATATATCGAGACCTTCGATGAACGATTTGACAAAGGAACGTCTGGCTTCTTGTCCGGTGCATGCGGCACAGGCAAAACCATGATCGCATGTATTGTTATCGACAGTGTGATTCGTGGTGGTCATTCCGGCCGGTATATAACTGCGTGGAACTTGATTCAGGAAATTAGGAAGGCCTACGGGACAAACGAATCTATACAGGACATGATAAAAGAATTCATACATGTTGATTTTCTTGTCATTGATGAAATAGGAGTCCAGGGCGGCACAAACGACGAGAGGATTTTGCTTTATCAGGTCATTGACGGTCGTTACAATGAAATGAAGCCTACGATATTGATATCAAACTCTAAAGACCCAGTTGCAGATGGATACCTTGACGCGCGAACAGTTGACCGACTACAGGAGAATGGTGGCTTTTCGATATCTTTTGAGGGTGATAGCTATCGTTGTAGAAAACAGAACAGATAAAAACAATCTCCCCAAATTTGGGGAGATCTATAAAGACGGCAAAAATTGTGAATACCCATGCCACAGCTTGCCCTTGGGTTTTAAAAACTATTGCCCTGCTCGATGCAGGCGAACAAGTAAGTGTTACGGTAAAGCATACTTTCACGGCAAGCCGGGGAAGCCGGTTGAATGCCCAGGCCCGACATATCGGGACGACAGAATAAAGTTTTCACACGAGACGACATCGTTTCACCAGGAATCATTTTGAAACTGATTTTAATTATCCAAAAACAAAGGGGTTGGTTATGCACAAAATTAAATGGGACATGGACGGCACAGGGTGTTTTTCAATAACATGCGAATGTATGGTATGTGGACAAACTTTTGAATATGTTTGCCCGAGAGATTATTATACAGACAGTTTCCACAATCACTTTGGGTGTTGCACCCATAGTTGCCTTGAGTATGAATTTGATTATGACGGTTTTAAGGCATCCGGTATCAAAAACAACGATCAAAATTGGAGGATTTGGGTTGAAGAAAAGGCTATGTCTGTATGGCCTCAGTATTCTACGCCAGAAGCTGTTTGGAGCCTACACAAAGAGATGGCTAAAAGCATTGGGATTGAAAGAACTTTAGTTGAATCAGGGTATGATATTGATTTCGCATCAAAGATGGCTTGGGGAAGTCTTGATTGTTAAATAGGCATCATTCATGGATTGAGTTATTGTTTTGGTGCATAGGCTTTGTTTTTGAGCCTTGGCCTATACGGATATATCAGGCGCTTAATTAACAGCGCTTAAATCGAAAATTTTAAAGCAAAGGTATCGCCCGCATGAAAATAAGCGAAATGATAACAGAACTTGAAAAAATCAAAAAAGAACATGGCGATGTTGAAGTATTTGCATGGCCGTATGACGGACAAGGTGTTTTTTACGATCCCAAAGTAGAAGTTCATATCGAGAAAGGTTCTGCGTGGGGAGTAGAAATAAGTGGAGTATGGTCCACTTAAACAAAACGGCCAAAGACACATGCTGCGTTTTCAAGTTTTCTGTTGCCGATGCCATCCACCGGTTGCTGAACTTGATGTCATAAAACTAATTGACATGTTAACGAAATAAGGATAGCATAAATATATGAAAACAAGAACATTCTACCTGACTGACAGGCAAATTGAAGCGTTGGAGTCGCTCGTGAAAGGCACAGACATGGCTATGGCCGAGCATGTTCGACGGGCTATTGATGATTATCTGAAAAAGTTGAAAAAGGAGGAGAATCGCAAGAATGCAGAAGCATAAATACAACATATTCCCGGAAGCAAGTAAAGAAGATTTTGACCTTCTTGTTGGTGACATCCACAAAAATGGTTATGACCTTGACTTCCCGATTATCATCTATCGACAAGGGTAACCGGACGCCGGGCAGTTTCGGCGGTCAGCGTTGACCCGCTGGTTAGCCGATTTTTTGGAGGAATTATGAACAACGCATGTTTGCGAGAAGACAAAAAACGGGGGCTGGCCGTAGTCTTGCGCGGCGAAGGCGTGTCTCCACTCTGCCTCGTTCGGGCGGTGTATGATGGCGGCCTCCAGTGTTGGAAGCCTGATTATCCATTCGGGCTGCATCTATCTGATTTCTTGTCATGGCCGTCGCGGAAAGAAGCTATTCAGTGTGCCAAGGATTTGAGGTGGCCACGAAACATGGTAACAAACCTCGGAACTAGATTCAGTCGCGGTTATGGTTTGCGCTGGAATTTGCAATATCCGTATTTTCTGGCTCCAAACTGGAGCGATGAAAAAGTCAAATCGGTTATCTGTGCGCACATGAGCGAGGCTGAATTGATGTTGCGCGAAATTTACGACGAGCCTGTTTGTGCAGGCTAACAAGCAAATGCACTTGACGCCCCATGGTGCGGCGCAAGGGACTTATACATCATTGATCATAACATAAACAGGAAACTAAATTTTCCTGAATTAAAACCTGTATGGAGATAAACTATGCGTTTAGGTATAAACCTTTCTATTGATGTCACTAAGCTCGACAAATCTCGTTTTTATAAAGGCAAAAAAGGCACATACGCAAAGCTGACGTGTTTCGTGGATACAGAAGAGACAAGCCAATACGGCGACAACGGCACGATAACGCAAGAAGTATCGAAGGAGGACCGGGAGAACGGCGTTAAGCTCCCGATCCTGGGGAACGCTAAAGTTTTTTGGAAAGACGGGCAATCTGGGCAGCAAAGTCAAGTCAGACAACCGCAGCAAAATAATCAGAACAACGGGTATGATGACGTGCCGGACAGTATTCCCTTTTAGGTATTGACAAACATGATGTTAAAGTATAAATAAAATCATTGTTTGTTTTACTTGTAGATAAACCAACAAAAAAAGGGAAATCGTTATGAAAGCAGGAAGAGGCGAATATAAGAAGGAAATCGCAAGAAAGAACCGTAATATAATCAGGGCATGGCTGGAGAAGAATCCGGAGGGAACTTTAACTCAGTGCAAGAAAGACACGGGGTTTTCTTACATTACTATCAGAAAGCATGTTGACGCAATCAAACAGGAATAGCCACCAGCCAGCCAGTAAGAGCTGAATGACATGGGGGCTACCGTCCGCGCAGCTCCTTTTTTTAATTTTAACAAAAGGATTCGTGTGAAACAGAAAGTAAGTCAACTACCCCTCCTGAATCAAAGATTCAGAAGGGGCTTGTAAAAGCCCAAGTTGACTAGCCTCAGTCTCTTTATTAGGGACTACGTTCGGCAGGATGTAGATACCTTTGGATGTAATCGCCAGTCCGAAGCTCTGTCGTGGCTCTGTAAAAGCTCTGTGAGGAAGGAGCGGTCAACCACGTTGTGAAGCCTGCTGAACATTGGCGAGGCGAACCTTACCCCTCTTTGGAGGGTGTGCATAACTGAAAGGTTTTTTTTGAAAGTGTATGTCAAATCACAATCAGGTAAATGGCTGATGCCGACAAATCCGGCAAATGCCAGAATTTTGCTCAAGCAGGGCAAGGCAAAGGTGATTCAAAGAACACCCTTTGCAATTCACTTGCTTTATGAGACCACCGAGCATATTCAGCCGATAACCGTTGGGCTTGATGACGGAGGGATCAATATCGGGATTGCAGCGGTTTCAAACGGCAAGGTTTTATTTCAACAGGAAGTTGTTTTACGTTCGGACGTCAAGTCAAAACTGGATACCCGGAGGCAATACCGTAAATCCAGAAGAAACCGCAAAACAAGGTATCGAAAGTCAAGATTTCTGAACAGAAAGTCATCCATTCCCACATGCAAGGTGTGTGGCGGGAATGCCCCGGCATCTCAGGTGATCTGTCGATCCTGTCTGAACAGAGCGGATGGGGTTCATCAGAAATATGCGAAGATCAAAAAAAGTGTTTTCCGAATCCCACCATCAATCAAGGCAAAAAAAGATGCGATTATCCGGGTGGTCAAGCAGATCCCACTGCCCATTTCCCGAATTGTGCTGGAAGATCTCTATTTCGATTTCCAGGCAATGGAGAATCCGGACATTTCCGGTGAGCAGTATCAGCATGGAGATCTGCTTTATCACAAGAATTTCAAACAGTCGTGCCTGGTGCGTGACAAGTTCAGATGCCGTGTTTGCGGTGCGCAAACAAAACTGCAATGCCATCATATCCGTCAAAGGGCAAAGGGCGGGACAGACAAGCTCTCAAATCTGATGACGCTTTGTGATCTCTGCCATGATCGACATCATAAAGAAGGGCTCAAACTTCCGAAACAAAAGAGTTCCTTCTACATGTCGGCAGCACATGTCCAGCAGGGGAAGCACTATCTGCAAGCTAAGTTGTCACGAATCGCGCCATTACGGACGACATTCGGGTATATCACCAGTCATTTTCGGAACAATGCCGGGATAGAAAAATCCCATGTCAATGATGCTGTTATCATTGCAGATAAACAGGCAACTCCTCTGGACCGGCAGATACAGACAAAACATGTGCAGTCACGGAAAAGAAGTTTGCATGAAGCAATTGCAAGAAAAGGAAGGAAAACCCCGAACCGAACCCAGAAACGGAATAACAAAAACGTATTTACCCTGAGAGGTTTTAACCGGTGGGATACAGTGCAGTACAAGGGACGTGTCGGTTTTATCTCCGGTTTTACAGGCAGTTCATCCTGCCGGATCATCGATATTCATGGGGAATATATCAAAAATCCGGAAAAAAAATATACGCAGGTCAACCTGCGGGAAGTGAGAAAAATACATGGGAACAGATCAACCGTCAGTTACTGCGCCAATTCCTCCCCCACCTTCGCTGTCGCTCAGGAAGGGGACTCCTTGGC